CTCAGAAGTTACTGGGAGCCTAAGGGTGCGCTACGGACGGAGGTAACACACACATCCCAAAGGTCTTATCCCGGGCATCACAAAGTTGCCAATGGCCTGATACCGACCCCAAGATAGGGAATCACTTCCCTATCTTTCTAGAGGTGGGTTATCAGATCGTCTGAACAGGCCAGAATATCGATACCACTTCTTCAAAACACCCATCTGCTCCTTCGAGATATTATCCCGAATTGGCTTATGAATGTTTCTAGGAAGGGGTAGCGACCCGAGAAGAGACTCGACCCTTCGAACCTCCGCCCAGAGTGACTCTAGAGTTCCCCAGTCTAGGGAATCTAGAGTCATTTCTTCTAGTTTGGATCGTAGGTCCCTCGCAGCAATATATGTGTCAAGAAATGTCTCTCTATACACTGTCTCGTTAAGAGAATCGATAATGTACAACGGGGTTGTACGCTCGATCCCAGGGTGGGAATCTACCCGCCCCCCTTCCACAGGGGACGGAAGATCCTTAACCCGGGCAGCTTTATTAGAGACCACCTGAGACATATAGTGCTCCCGATCTCGCTTGACAGTCCCTAGACGCTTTGCTTCCTCTAACAAAGGCTGCAAATCATCTAGCTTTGAAAGGAGAGATGAAATCTCTTCCTTAAAGAATTGCCAAGTAAGAACTTCGATCCTGTCGACTACCGAGGCATAACGTCCGGCAACCGACTTCATCGGTAGCCAAAACGCTAGACCCCGGTAGGCAGGACCTAAGGGACCATAGTAAGCCAGAATGTAGTTACGCAACCGTTTTGGCAATAATGTCAAACGTTTGGAGATATTGGCTTTTGCTCTAAACCCATAACCCAGGACCGACATCGTCTGTCCTAGGGTTAAAGAATACTTCCGAATAAGTTCGAGAAGACCGGCAAAGGATTGTCGGCCTATCACGAACTCACGGAAGGAAATTCCCGAAACGTCCTTCCCCCCATAGAAGGTACGTTTCGCAAATTCTAGAGCAAGGCCAGAACCGGAACTCATAGATTTATGAGCCCCGATTCCTACCCCCATACGTGACATTAAAGCCGCGTATTGTTTGGCTACAGACTGACTTGCTATGACTACGTCATCTCCCAAGATGGCATAGCCTGCGAACCAACCTGAACCTAATCTTACCTTACCTGCCAAAAAGGCAGACCACTGAACGAACGCATGATGGATGAATGCTAACATCGCCCACGAACTCAATGCTCCCATTGGTTGGCCGGTACCATATACGAGATAGCCCGTACTAGATAAAGGAATAGAACCCTTCTTTCCTTTTATCATAGTAACGTAACTTTTCCCGCAATGATATTTACGACCAATCAATAGGGATGCCCATAATTCAGCCCCCCAACTTGTTAAGTAGGGAGACAGAAGAACCTTCTGTAAGATGATAGGTATCCTATCAGTCGCAGACGATAAATCGAAAGAATGAAGGGAGACCGAAGAACGAGTTGTTAATTCTTTCTTCCGTTTCCAATCAAACAGACGATAAATCGGCTGAAGCTGATCGAAGGTACCATCTTGAGGAATTATGGACAATAGCTCAAAGATACGCCGATGTAGCTTATCAAAGAGCCATTGAGTAAATGGATCCACCATAGCAAACACTCTAACCTTCCCCGCTGGTTCCTCTTTGAACCCAAGTCGGCCGAGATGGTTCGTTGCCTCGAAAGGACACCCAGGAGAGTCAGGGGCTAAGGGTAGGGAATCTTCCCATACCCATAACCTCTGACCCCACTGCTCAATCCTGTTAATAACCCATGACGAGTTGGTCATCTCGCACCAATTCCGTAAATACGGAAGAAGTGGAGAGATCCACCACGCATGAGCACTAGCAAGAAGAGCAGCGGGCGATGTCGCCTGAGCTCCTCCGGGTACGTTACCACCTCGAACGGCTGGAGAACTCTTAGAAATCATAAAGGGTAAGGCTTTGAGACCTTTCATGAACGACAATGGAGACCAATCCTCACTTCTAACTCTTCCCATAAGAGCTTTCGAAAAGCGCTTAAGAGAGGGTAGAAAATGAGTACTTATGAATTGACTAAACTCATAAATCAATTGGGGATCCATTGTAGTTCCGTCAGAGATTGAGTTGACTTTTAGTTTTGGAGGACAATCTAACACTCTATAGAGTGAAAATATTGTCAACCAAAATCTAATCGTCCACTCATCTCCCTGACGAATCGCACGGCGATGAATAGCCGGGATTATTGAAGGGCACCCACTATGGGTCCGACCGACTCTCGCTCCAAAAGGAGTGAGGTCGTGTAGTCTCTGACCGCCTATATATTGTTGGAGAAGAGAGTAACAACCTTTAAGGTATAAAACCAAAAAGGTACTACCCCCTTTCTTCCGCAAATTATAGAGACGAGCCAGTGTGGTAAGGCAGACTTTGACGACTGATAGGTTAACTCTCCGTCCCAGCAGAGAAACCATACTAAGTATGTGTTTCAAAGCTGGACGCCCAAGTTTTACCTTGAGCATGGCATTAAGAGACGCAAAAGAGCTTAGCAGCCGACTCCATGCACGGCTAGGCATTCGCTTAGAAGTGTTGTTGAAGACTGTTAAGTTCTTTTGTTATTCATTAGAATCGTCTCTTAAACTTCGGTTTCCCTAAAGAAGGGGCCGCAGCCAGCCTTGGAAGGCTTTGGAAGAGGTCCAATCAGGCTTATCCTGCCTTATCTCACCACATCCATCCCCCCCATTCCTTTACAGGAATATTGGGAAGAACATGGATCGACCGAACAGGATACCTGCCACACGTAAGCTTCATGAGGTACTTTTCCTCTGGGTCTAAGGGTTGTCAGCCCCAGAACACCAGTGCCCTAAGCGACTAAGGCTAGGTCATCCTCCCCCACTAAGCCTACGCGCGTCCAAATGGTACGTTGGGATCAAACCCCAGATGCGAGCACACTGATGCACTCCCATCTGAGATTCGCCATCCGGCGACTTTCAGATGAGCAGGGAGATAACTCTCCC